CACCAGCAAAAGCAGGAGTAGTAAAGAATAACGAAAAGATAAGTGCTAATCTTTTCATCGTTCTAGATTATTTGGGCGGCTTATTTAGGATCTTAAAAATATTTTATTTAAAACTTATTCCGCCACTAAATTTTAGACCACCTGTAATTGAAATTACACTTGATAGTTGAAGTTCTGGTTCATTTCCAGTTAAAGCATCCCATATAACTATCGGTCTTCCACCTTCCAGACTATTTACATCGGCCCAGTTAGCATCATTTGCAGTAGTAGATTCAGTACCGGTATAGAATTTATTTGTATCAGCGTCATTAACATTGGTTTTTAACCAATTTCTCACATCCAACCAAGTCCAATTTCTATTGTACTGCAGTTTAGTTGCGATTAATCCGCAAGCAACAGGACAAGCAGAACTGGTTCCACTAAATTTGCCGTCATATGAAACTACAGTACCTCCTGGATAAGTATCTGCTCGGGTATATGTCCCAGCTGGTGCTTGTGCGCTCAGGGTTCCGTCTGCAGGCGCATAACAATCGATCTCATTTCCCATATCACTATAATTAACTTTCCATTCTTTTCCACTCCCTACACCTGAGGATTTGAAAGCATCATCAAGAGCACCAATATTAATTACTGGATAAACAACATTTCCATCTGTACCGATGAATTTTCCTAATTGTTGCGGAAATCCTCTACGATTTGTTGAATTATATGCAGTAACTCCAAATTCATCATGGGTACAATTTGTAAAACTTGAAGCTGCTCCAGTAGCAGCACTTCTACTGTTTACTCCCATATGAATATCAATTTGAGTCGGAGCATTTTCATAAAATACTGCTTCATACACCATAGTTGGAGATCCTAAGATTCCACTTGTCGCAGCTGATCCTTCATATCTTATTCTATATGTTCTATTCGGTATAGACCCTTCAGTTCCGTAATATAATCTCTGACAAGAATTATCATCAGAGCTCATCATAATTTTACGAAGAGGTGGACTAGAAAAACTTATTCCACTGAAAATCGTTGATCCTCCACCAAAAGTAATATAAGTATTGGTTCCCGGATATACTATGTTTGTGGTCAGACCAATAAAACTTATATTGAACGGTAGGTTTAGTGTCCAAAATCCATCATCATTATCTCCACTAGTTGGAGTTGTTGATGATGTAAGTGATAATGCTCCTAAAAGACTATTTGTTATAGTAGATAATGTTCCAGTATTAGATGTAGTTGTTATTCTTCTTGAGGTATTCGGTGCTGCCGAAAATGCACTAGTTCCCGAAAGTTGAATGTTTGTTGAACCTATTCCGGTGACTCCACTACTTGCAGATGCAGCCCAAAAGTTATCATAGTCTGGATGATTAGAACTTACTTGTTTTTGATTACTATTACCCGCCGCACCAATAAAGATAACCCCAGCATCAATCATTTCTTTTCCTGATGTGGTGTAAGCATTATCTAGATGCTCACCTTTCATTCTATTACCGTCGCCATAAAAACCAACATAATTCATAAAACCAGGTAGGCTCGATGTATTATAACTCGTGCCCAAAGAAAGTCCAGCGGTATTAACACCTACTCTATAAAAATAGAATCCAGTGGTTCTATGGGAAGTTGAACGATATCCCCAACTATTACTACTTATTGTTGGATCTTTTGTTCCATAAGCGGGATTAATTGGTTTATATAAATGAAACAATTTCATTATGGTGAAATATTGTTCAATATCTGACCCATTGGTGCCATAGGCATTAATAAACCATTTATTACAATTAAATGCCCACCCTTGAGTTCGTCCATATGTATTTGCCGCACAATCAGTTCCATGATCTGTTCCATTAGTTGGTCTTGCAGTATTGCTTCCAAGACATGAAGCTCGCGTATATGCCGCCGTAACTGCTACGGTTCCAATGGTAGAAAATCCTACAGATCTTTGGGATGAATTTCCCCACCAATTTATTGCTGCAGTTTCAGTGGGAACTGTTGTACCATCCCAACGTAAAGTTAATCTGGTTCCAGGACTTGCTTCAAACCATTGTGGATCGATGTAGTATGGTGCATCTAAAACTAAATCCAAAAGATCACAAGTTCCTGTTGTTGCAGAGGTAGAAAATCCGGCCTTTAATAAATTCCCACCAACATAATTTGTTGGACCAGATCCAGTTGCATTACTTTGAAATTCTACATGACCAAACCAACATCCCTCATCACCAACAATTACGTCAACATCAGATCCGTCACCATAATATTGAATTCTATCTGTAAGTAGTTGATTTGCTCCTGTAGCTAAACCAGTATATCTTGGATTATCTTTCTCTACACATCTTAGAAGTTGGTATCCACTTCTATTGAGATCAGAAGCATTGGGAGAACCTGGAAGTTGACCATTATCAAACCAATTTCCATACTGTTTTGTTGGTGTGGCATAACGATAATTTCTGATTGGTGCAGATTTTAATTCTTCTGGAGGAGCTTTATATTTTTGTGGATAACTTTCGTAGTTTTCGTGAACATATAAAACTTTCGGGTGGTTAATTAATTCCGCAGCTTCTTCGTCTGTCAGTAAATAAACCGCTCTAGTTTCACTATGTTCTTTTAAATCTGCACATTCGCAACAATCATGGGGAATATTATCTTCTAGTGTACCATCTTTCAGTAAAACTTCATGAATATACTGCCAATCTTCAGCTGAATGACACCCAACTGCGTATAATTTCTTAGCACCCAATTCTGTTGGATATTCTATTCCTAATCCAACATGATTAATATCGACAATTTGTTTTTTATTTGCAGTTTCCATGTTTTTATTTTTATTTAGAATAGGGTTAGAGTGGTAGATCCAATACCAACTGCTGTGAAAGTTAACTTATTGCCTACTAAACTTATTTGTATAGGCGTTGTATTTCCAACACTTATAAAACCATTAGTAGCAGTAACTATACCAGAAACACTGAGATTCCTTCCTACAGTAGCATCAGTGCTAATAGCAACTCTTATTGCATCAATATTAACTGTAGTAGCTGCTCCAATAGTAGGAGTTCCTGTAGTTGTAGTGTCTAATCTTGTTGCTGTTACTACTCCTACATTAATATTTGGCGTACCAGTCAATCCTTGAGAAACTGTAGAAACCCCAGCAGATGTTGCATAAGTGCTTACTCCTGCAGTAGAAGCATAAGTTGCTATACCTGAAGATGTTGCATAAGTACTTACTCCTGCAGTAGAAGCGTAAGTCGCAATACCAGCGGTGGAAGCATAAGTGCTTACTCCTGCAGTAGAAGCATAAGTTGCTATACCACTTCCAGAACTAACTTGAATAGTAGCGACGCCGCCAGAAATAGTAGCTGTAACTGCAGTTCCAACAAAGTTAATAGTTGCTGCGGTTCCAACACTAGATCCCTCTTCTTGAATAACAACTCCAGAACCAGCGGCAACAATACCAGTCAATCCAGACCCATCACCGACAAATTGAGTTGCAGTAACTACACCAACAACAATATTTGGTGTTCCAGTTAGACCTTGTGCAACTGTTGCGATGCCAGCAGTATTTGCATATCCACTATTGACACTTCCAGGAACATTGGTAAGTAATGATCCGTCCCCGACAAATTGAGTTGCAGTAACTATACCAGAAACATTAAGATTTCTTCCTATGGTGGCGTCAGTACTAATAGCAACTCTTATTGCATCAATATTAACTGTAGTGGCTGCTCCAATAGTAGGAGTTCCTGTAGTTGTAGTGTCTAATCTTGTTGCTGTTATTACTCCTACAGACATTCCAAGATTAGAAGTATTGCCAAACCCTAATGTTTCATTAAGTGTTTGGGAACCACCGCCGCCAGATGAATTGATAGTAACGGAGCCAGTGCCACCACTTATTGTAACGTTTGTACCAGCAACAATTTGAGTTACAATACCTGTTAAATTTGTTCCAGAACCAAAAAATGATGTTGCAGTGACTACTCCAACATTAATGTTTGGAGTTCCTGTGAGTCCTTGCGATACTGTAGAAATGCCTGCAGTAGAAGCATAACCGGCAATTGTAGAGAAACCAGCTTTTGTTGCGTATGTTGCGATTCCCGCAGTAGAGGCATAACTTGCAACTGAAGAAACTTTAACTCTTTGAGTTCCATCTGGTGCTGTGGATACGATATTTGCATCAAAATCTATTTCTCTAGCTACTCCTAAGAAAACTCCATCATCATAAATGGATATTCCAGAAGCCGTTGAAGTTACATTTGAAAGTTGACTTCCATCACCTACAAATTGAACTGCCGTTACAACTCCAATTGATGTTATATTTCTAACTTCTAAATGTTCTGTGGTTGTAATTCCTGTATTTAAAATACCACTTACGTTAATTATTGGGTTTCCAGTTAAATTTCTTGCAACTGTAGAAATTCCCGCAGTACTTGCATAACTTGTTACATTATTGCCATCACCGAGAGTGTTATAAATTTCCGTAAAATTACTATTAATTTTACCCATTGCAACTCTCAATGGATCTCCCTGACCATCATTAGGATTACTACCAGTGTTGATCCCGAGTCTAGACATTAATTTTCCTCAGTCTTTCCCTATGTTTGTATTTATTAATGCTTATAACTAGTACTGGAATTGGTAATATATATGCAATTCAACTTTCAATTTGGAAAAAAGAAACCAGATAAAAAACAATTAATTATTGTGGGAGTGGTTGTATCTACACTTATAGCGGGCCTTTCACAATGCACAGGAGTATCTGAAAGTGGTCTTTGGGATTTGTTAGACGAACTGCAAAGAAAGTATCTACCACAAGGTATTCTTAATGAGATTATACTACAAGATCCTAACAAAGTAAATCGTAGAGTTGAAAGAGATGTTGATAAAGCAATTCGTGATGTAACACGGGAGTATGATCGGATTATTTCCGATTATGATCAAAAATATAAACAAAAATACTTAGAAGAAAAGAATGACGAGTCCTTATGTTACTCAGAGGATTGTAAGAAACTTGCACCACCTATGAGAATATGTTCTCCAGTTTTTGAGGGAATTGATTGTTCTTGGAAACCTGAGGATAAATAAATAACATTATAAAAGTACTTTTTATTGTATACAAATGGAAGGACAAGACATCAGAGGTCTCGTTGAGGCCTATTCGCAAGTGTATGAGATCCCTGAGGTTCTTAATGAAGGAGTAGAACAGATTGACGAAGCACCAATGACAGCGTTTCAGGCTGCTGGTGGAAATGCAAAATTAGCCCAACTTAATAAGGGAAGATCACCAAGATCGGGTAGAATTACCGCAAGAGATATTGAAGCTACTGGTAGAGAAAATTTATATAGAGCTGGCGGCGGCGATGCTGCAATTGCAAAAGGCCCAACTAGAACTCAAAATACAAGAGGTGGTGGACAAATAAAAGTTCCTACTTTAACAAGACAGGATATTATTAATAGAGGTACTGTCGCAAAACCTGCAAAACCAACTGCCACTCCCCCAGCACCAACAAGACCTGGTTCAAATACACCAGCACCAACAAGACCTGGTTCAAATACACCAGCGCCTGCAAAACCTTCTGCAGCACCCGCAAAACCAACCAATAGTCAAAAACCAACTGCTCCTACTGCTCCACAAAAACCCGCAGGGTCTGCAATGGATCAGTGGAGAGCTGCAAATCCAAAACTTGCAAATAAAGTAAATCCAGACGGCACTCAAAAAGGCACTGGTCAAAGTCAAATGTCAAGACAAGCTGCAGAACTTAGAGATATGCAGAAGGCATCTCAAATGAGACAGAAAGGTGCAGATGCAATGGGTTCTAACATTACTAGTGTTAGACAAGATTTAGAAAAAGCAAATAAACCAGAAAATCTCAATAAGCCAGCTCCTGCAGGCACTGCTTTGGAAAGACAACAAAAAATGACGGCACTTAAAAAACCATCTGCAGATTTAAAATTTGAACATTTAGATATCTTTGATATTGTCAAAGGACATCTTCTAGATGAAGGATATGCAGAGACCGAAGAGAACGCACTCGTAATCATGGCAAACATGAGTGAAGAATGGAGAGATTCTATTATTGAAGCTCAAAGAGCTCGTGAGAATCCAGAGGATCATGACAAGGAAGAAAAGAGAAAGTATGAGCCAGTTCGCGGTGAAAAAACTCCAATGCCACCAAGAGGTGACAAGCGTAGAGAAGCGTTTGAGAAGTGGTATGCGGCCAATGTTCGTTGAGAAGAATTAAAATATAACTCTGGGGGTTCACTAACCCCCCTTTTTTTATATCTAAATAAATTTTAGTGATATAAATTTCTAATGATTAAAAAACTTTTTAATCTTATTTCCAATTGGAAAAGGGAAAGAGATTTTGCCAAAAGACTTAAAAAACTACAAAAGAGAGATCCTTTTATATACAAATGATTACTTGGGGAATCTCATCAGAAAGCCATAACGCTGCACTTTCTGTATTTGTTAATGATACTCTCATTTTCGCCAGTGAAAGTGAAAGATTTAGTGGTATCAAGAATGATCCTCAGTTAAATAATGGTATAATTAACTATGCATTGAAGTTTGGAAAACCAGAACAGGTCTGTTGGTATGAGAACCCGTATAAAAAAACACTTAGACAACTTCTTGCTGGTCAAGGATGGATTCAAAACGTCAAGAAGTATGTTGATGTTCCAATCAAGTATTATGATCACCATTATACTCATGCTTGTGCTGGTTATTTCACCAGCAAGTTTGATGAATGTTGTGTGGTGGTTATTGACGCTATAGGTGAATTTCAAACACTCACAATCTGGGAAGCGAAAGGTAATAAACTAAAACTTAAATTCCAACGTAGATATCCACACAGCGTCGGACTTTGGTACTCTGCAATGACCCAAAGGTGTGGATTGAAGCCAAATGAAGAAGAATATATTCTGATGGGTATGTCTGCTTACGGTGATAAGAGACGTTATGAGGATGCAATCTATGATGATTTCATAGGGTGGAGAACAGCAACATTTAATAAGAACTTACATAAAGGTTGTAAGGATTGGAGACCGGATATTAAAAATACTTTTGACATTGCTGCTGCAACTCAAAGTATCTACGAAACAATGTTTAGAGATATTTTGCAGAGATCATCTAATATTGTTAAAACTAATAATTTAGTTTTGATGGGCGGGTGTGCATTGAACTGTGTTGCGAATCCAATTGCATATTATTATTTTGATAATGTGTGGATTATGCCTGCACCGGGGGATAATGGATCTGCGATTGGTGCTGTGCTCGCACACAAAAAGAAACATATTGATTGGCATGGACCTTATCTTGGATATTATATTAAACCACTTACATCAAATGAAGAGATCGTTAATCACTTGATGGATCATGGTCTCTGTGGAGTTGCAAGGGGTAGAGCTGAGTTTGGTCCTAGGGCATTAGGTAATCGCAGTTTGCTCGCAGATCCTAGAGATCCTCGGATCAAATCAATGGTCAATAATATAAAACAGAGACAACAGTTCAGACCATTTGCTCCTGTAATCATGGAGGAATATGTACATGATTATTTTAGGATGCCTACGAATTCTTCACCATATATGCAGTATGCAGTGAAATGTAGATACTCTAAAAAGTTCCCTGCAATTGTTCATATAGATAAGACAAGCAGAGTTCAAACTGTGAATAGACAACAGAATGTGGAACTTTATGATCTTTTGAAGTTATGGAATGAGAAAACTGGTTGTCCAATGTTGTTGAATACAAGTTTAAACATTAAAGGAAAACCAATGGTGAATGATGAGAAAGATTGTAAAGAATGGGAAGAAACTTATGGAGTTAAGGTGTTTTCATGAAAAGAATATTACTTGCTTTTGGTGACAGTCATACTTCTGGGGCAGAAATAGATAGACAATATTCAGGAGAATGTCACGATAAAGCCTATCCTGCACATATTGCTAGGCATTATGGATTTGATTATGAAAATTTATCCGTGTGTGGTGGTAGTAATGATTGGATAACTCGTCAGTTTATGATAAGAACTCAACATGCATTAATAAAGAAAGAAAAAATATTTGTTCTTTGCAATTTTTGCGAGGCTTCTAGAACGTATGTTAAATTTCCTGGAAGACTGCAACATTGTACATCTTCGATGTTGTTTCAAAATGAAAATACTAAAGAAGAATTACTAGTTGATCCTGGTTTTATTAGACTTTATAGACATTATTTAAGAACAAATTCTGATGAACTTTTAAATTATAAATCATTATCTCAAATTTTTATAATACAAACTATATGCGATCAATATAATATACCATATGTTTTTCATACAAGTGCAGATTGGTATGAAGGAAATTGGAATTTAATTAAAAAGAAAAATTATTTTGGACATCATGCTACTAAAAAAATAACATATGATAAGTTTGAGTGTTCTAGAATGTATGCACAATATTCATATTGGGGTATTGCTACTCATCATCCAGAGTGGAAAAACATAAAAGAAGATCCAAGATGGTCTATGCATTATCCAGAATCTTTTCACGAATTTTGGGCTCAAACTTTAATTAATTTTATTGACCAACAAAAAATACTTGACACGGCCTCCTGATTTGCAATAAAATAACTCTGTCCGGGTTCAAAGGATAAATAAGGCTCATATAATTCTAAGAGCTTTATGAGTTATGAAAACCCTTGGCTCTATAACGGGGAAATATTTGAGTCTGATCATATTCAAGATCATTTTGGTTTTGTTTATCATATTCACTGCAATAAAACTGGTCGTAGTTATATTGGTAGAAAGTATTTCTGGTCTTTCCGCACACCAAGAG